TGAGTTCCAGTAGTCGATTCTCCCCAATTTGATGTGTTGGCTATGTCTAAAATTTGATAGGAGCCAGTAGCCGTGTAGTTGTTGGCGTTGCCACTTAGGTTTTTCATAAAGAGTCTTAAGTATTGAAGGGCAGGTGCGCCACCGCCCGAAGCCGCTATGGTTCCATTAGCCGCTATGGTGATATTCGTTCCCGCTGTCAATGCGCCAACGACATTTGCTGTATCTGTCACATCTGCGTTTGTTTCAACAGTATCTAATTTGGTTCCATCAGCCGATACATCACGCCCGTCAAAGGTGCTGTTTGTCGTGATTGCTCCGGTCATGGCTCCGCCCGCCTTGGGCAGGGCGTTATCAGCGGTTGTTCCTTGAGCCGCCGTAGCGTAGTCGGCTGAATCGAATGCTTTGACTTGAGCGAGGTTGGTGACTTCGCTATCCATAAGCGCACCTGCGGCTGTGACATTCGCTGTGTCTGTGACATCTGCTGATGCTTCGATAGCATCTAACTTGGTCTTGTCAGCACCCGACATAGAACCTGCGGCACTTGTTGTGGCCGCACTAATGCCAATTGTTCCTGTGCCTGTGATTGTGCCTCCGGTGATTGGCGCAGTAGTAGCAACAGAAGTGACTGTACCACTACCGCCACCGCCACCTACTTCGCTTGAACCAAAATACAATTTATTTGAATCTCCACTGTTGACCCACAGGGTCTTAGCGGCCACATTGCCGGGGTTAGAAGCAACAGAAGTGAACTCCATACCGGTCGGGTCAATAAGTCCAGTGACTGTCAATTTGCCATTGACTAAGAGGGTGGATGTCCCACTCGTCCATGTTAATTTAGAATCCGATGAGAAGGTGCCAGCACCGTTGGATATTTGCAGTTGCCCTTTAGCCCCGTTTGATGGCGTGATAGGGAATGAATCGGAGAGCACTGAAACATATACTCCATCGGATAGTTGCGAGAAGTTCCAAGCACCCTTAATGAGTGGTCGCCTAACCGAGCATATCGTGCTGGTGGTACCGGTGTTGGTTGTAGTCTGCCCTCGGAGGACTGCTCCGCTCTCGACAGTTAGGCTGTTGACTGATAGTGTCCGGTCACTTGGTATGAGTGTGACATGCCCTGCGGTATCGGGAGTGCGTATGATGAGATTATAGAACTTCGACACAAAGGGACCAGTACCATAGGAAGTGTCACCGCTGATTGGCAGTGGCCAATTGGTGGCGTTAAGTGTGAAAGCAAATGTACTGAGTCCTGTGTCAAAGGTGTCGTTTTGTAGTTGAAAGGTACTGGTCTTGGTGATGTCAAAGACCTTACCGCTGTTTAGTCGTGGTGATGCCGCAGGGCTTGCGTTAGGGGCAAAAGTACAACTGCTGTTTAACCTCAAGGTTCTCATGGTCACAGCACCGAAGTCAGTGGATGTAGGGGCGTAGTATTCCGGGCTAAAGTTAGTGGAAGTCCCTACTACAATGGGGTAGGGCCCATCATCAAATAGAACCCTGTCGCTGACCCCGGTGTTGTAGTCGTATGTTATGTCGTCAACATTCTCGAGGACTGCGTTTGACCCATTAAACACATAGCGATTGCTTGCATCGGGGGGAGAGCCAGTAAATGTGATAGTCACTCCCGAACCACCAGTGTTGATTATCTTAGTATCGAGAGTGAGTTGTCTTGTGGTAAATGACGCGCTAATGTTGATTGAGATGTCGCTTGTTATTGTGACATTTGCCCCAGCCGCCTCAGTTGTCAAAGAAGGGCTTGTGCTCACACTCATTGTATTGCTGGAAATTGTTAGGATTGTTCGGGGTTGATTGTTGGCGGCATCAGCGGCCCCCGATACTGTGATGTACATGCCTTGCTTGAACCCCAAGTCCCCCCAATTAGAGTGACTGTGAGTTATGGTGCCGGGTGCTGTGAAAGAAATGTCCGTGGAGGTCACTGTTGCGCCGTTGTAGGCACTTGATGTCTTTAGATGGGTTAGGGTAGTGGTGATGTCATAATTGCACTTAGCGAAGCCTACTCCGACCTGCGCTGATACCTCATCACCAAAGTGTATTGTATCGTTGGCAGTAGGTAGTCCAGCGGCACCACCGCCGTCCGGGGTTGTGTTCCAATTAGATGCTGTTGATGCGGCAGTAGCGGCACCGTTAGCGACCCAGTAAATATCTGCCATCTCTTATCACACCAAGCGAGTATTGCTACTACCTGTCGCAAAAGTCGCAGTGCCTTGTTCAGCAATCAAAGCCACGGCCTCATCAGCCCGTTGCTGAAAGGTCACAATTTGTTGCTGAAACCGTCTGTCGTACACACTTTGCTGGTCTTCACTATAATAGGTCGGAACGGTATCAATGAGAATGTTAAGGCAGTCAAGAGCAACCAGCATTTTGATTGCACCTTCCTTGAGGTTAGTGTCCACAGCAGAAGACACATTGTAGTTAGTGCCACGAGCCATCTTGTTGACTTCGTTGGTCCGAATGGTTATCATCTCGGAGATAGTGCCCTCGTTCAAGCCTCTCGGCCTGTTAAGGACATCCCGAATGTTATCACTCGTCACTGCCATTAGATTCACCTATTCCCCATCTGTTGTTAAAGTCTTTGGGTACATCAAGCACGGTTGCACTCTTTGGTACATCCATCTCTCGACCCATGATAAAGACCAGTTGGGTTTCGGCAATCATTCGAGCGAATCTGCTGTTAGGTACCCAGTATAGGACACCATGCTCAAGCATAGTTGCAGGGTTGTCATTCCCTCTCCGACCCGCTGGTATAGCCAGTCGGAAAAGGAAGCCTTTGCCTCCATCCCAATGCTCAAGCCTATGCTTGAGTTCGGTCATAGACCCGTCTTTGGGGACGGGTACATCTTTTGCTTTTAGTCGTTTAATGAGTTGCGCCTTATTCAAGAGCAACACCATCAAGCGATAACGCCGGTGATTTTGACGATGCGGTTGTTGGTACCACTGGAGGCACCATCTTGCATTTCGTGAATCACTGAGCCCATGTAGGAGGTGAGTAGCCAAGAGTAGCCGACACCTTCGATACGAGTAAGTTCTGTTTCGGTGAATCCGTCACCGTTGTAGGTGAAGAACTCAGCAGTCTGCGAGCCGCCAATCAAGAGAAGAGCGTCCTTGCCGAGTGCCTTGCCAGTGTCGAAGTCCCGAGTATAGAAGACCTTGAGGTTAATCATGGTGTTCAATCGCTCTTGGAGGGACTGGAGAACATTCGTGTAAAGACGAGTGTTCAACATTTGAGCACGGCAGATTGCTGGGAGGATGAGCGACAATGGTTCATTGCCGGACACACGAGCGTTTGCGAAGATTTTGTCCATCGAGTCGAGGATGTCTTGTTCTTCGTCTGCGCTACCGGTTCCCCAAACAGCGGCGGCGGCTTGGGTTTGACCAGCGCCACCAATCAACTTGGAGAGGATGTGGTTGTCAATGAGGTCAGCACGGGCTTGAACGATAGCCATTTGCTGTCGGTTCATGTTCTCCCATGTCTCTCCACGAAGTAGTGTGGAGTCGAGGAAGATACAGCGGCCTTGACCTTTTTCCAATTTAACGGAGTAGTTCTTGGTACCAATCTTGGTCGGGTCCACGACTGCGTTATCGTCGAGGGGGTAGGTGAATGTTCCTTCTGCACCAGTGTACCAAGTAAATTGGAGCCAAGGGACAGTTCGCACACCGACGACTTGAGTTCCTACTGCAATCGTTGTGGATTGTAGTTGGATAAAGTCACGGAGGGTTTGTTCGAGCACCGCGTCACCTTTACCGAATGGTCCGGTTGCGGCAGTCACTTCAAGTAGTTCTTCGAGGGATTTATTAGCCATATATTTCACTTCCTTATTTTTTTTCAATCAGCCTCAAGCAATGTGTGCATGTGAGGTGTTCACACGGATTAGAGCACCTTCTGTGGCACCCGATTGTCCGTCGTTTCCACCAAGTGGGGCTGAGAGAGCAGTAGCGGCATGGGCGGCATCGCCCACATAGAGTCCCAACTTCTTGTTGGACCCTGCGGTGGATGTAGCAAGACCAGCGCCTCCGACATAGACGGTTGCGCCAATGTTAAAGGTTGATGCGGCATCGACTTGCACGAGCAAAATACCGGTCAATGGGTAGTAGGACACAGTTGCTCCGGTGGTTTCGTACACTTGTAGTGCGTCACGGGAGGATTCTTCGACTGCGACACCAATGCAGATGTCTGTGGCATCTGTGGTTTCGAGTGTGTTCGTACTTCCATCCATAGTCAATAGGCGACCAGTGGAACGGACGATTTCTGCGTCTTTCAAAGTTGCGTTGAGGGGCTGTACATAGTTCATTTTTTCACTTCCTTATTCAGTTAAGTTCCTCGTACAACTTTGCCTTTTGCATATCGGCTCCAGCCATAACAGTGTTGTAAGCGTTAGCCCAACTGTTGTAGCATCGTGCGTACAGGGATTCGGAGGATTCGACCATCTTCCCATTTAGGAAGTTAGCGATAACAGGTTCAGCGGATTTTTCGGAAGCCACTGCTGGTTCGCTTGCTGGTGCGACTGGTGCCATTTCAACGGCAGGTTCTGCGACTGGTGCAGGTCGGGAGGATTCCCAAGATGCGATAACTGAGTTAAGTGTTTCAGCAGTAAAGTCGTCGTGACCTTTTAGGCCCATTTCAGTTGCCTTGCTAACGAGGGCAAGACGACCGTCTTCTGCTCGTGCGACATCTGCGGCTTCAAATTCTGCGATTTTTGCTTCTCGTAGCACAAGTTCTGCTTGTAGTGCCTCCATTTCGGATGCGTTTGATTCAATTTGCTCTTCGGTCATTTTATTCACCTTCGACTGAACCGTGCTACCTTCGGGTTGATACTTAAGCATTGTCGATGCTTCAACCTTTTTGACTGATTCTATGTTTGCTTCGGAGTAAGCCGGGCGGTGTACAATAGCAAGATGGTCAAAGGCGAAGTCGTCAGCGAACCACATGGTAGGCCGTCCACCTTCTTCTGTGGCTTCCACAATCTCGCTTGGGATTCCTGTACCGCCAATAGAAACCCCGTACTCGGGGCGCATCCATAGGCCGGATTCAAGAGAAGCAAAGAGTTCTGTTCGGTGAACTTCTGCCACATATCGCACTTGATACCCACTACTTGTTTGGTGGTATGATGCTTCGGTGACAATACCGACAGTAGCCTCGTCCACACCGCCGTCCATGTTGCGTCGGAAGCGACCCATTTCGGACTTAGGGTGGTTAAGTGTGACATCTGCGCCAACCATATCGTTGGTGAGGCGTTGTGCGAGAGCAGGGCGAATGCCCCATGAGTTCTTATTGACTCCATCAGTAAATGCAATACCGGTGATACGCATAACACTCTTGCCAGTGCTTGCTTCAATGCGGGTTTCAATACTGTCGATTTCGATTTCACAGGTGACTGCAACACGAATGCACTCCCCGTTGACCATCTCTTGGCCAATAGGACATTCGTCGTCGCACTCCGATGCTTTCATTTTCTTTTCATCGTCGTCGTATGAGGCTTCTTCCTTGAAAGAGTGGCCTTCGTGTGCGGCCATACATTCCTCTTTGGAATAACCAGCCTTTTGACAACGAGTCATGTACTCATCGTGGGTTTCACCGGACGATGGTTTAGGTTCAGCCGCTTCGACTGAGTGACCTGTGCAACCACAGCCACAGTCTGCTTCCACTTCGCCGCAACCCATACTACTCTCGACGGACTCTTCCGACTTATCAGCATTGGCTTCGACTTTGTTTGTGGACCATTGGCGACATGACCAGTAGCCGGGAGTTGTTTTATCTTTCTTGTTAGCACAGTCATGTCGGTCACGGAATGCCTTTCGACGCTTAGGGTCGTCACGCTTGATTTCCATGTTAGGGTCGCCAAAGCGCACAATGATAACTCGACCTGCTCCGTTTTGTACATACACGGCGAACTTCTTCTTCCCACCTTGAGTACGGAATGGTTTGTTTAGAGTGACTTTTTTACCTTGGTATTCAGCGGCGGCAAAAGGTTCACCCCAGTCTTCATACTCTTCTTGGGCTCTTGGGTGGGACTTGGGCAAAAGGTCATTGTCTTGCTTGTAGTTCGGGTTGCTGGGTCGTCCGTTTCGCAGAAGATATAGGAAGGCTTTGACTCGAGCAAGACCCCATCCGTTTCGGGACATGTTAGGAGCGTGACTGCGGCTGAAAGCACCAGCACCCCTACGAAAGACTGACTTTAGCATACCCATAGAGGCTTTGCTACCTTTGTCTTTCTTATTATGTTCTGTCATTAACTTACGAATGCTGGCCTCAGTCGATTCACTCATCTTGATTGAGTCGTTAGGCTTGCTTGCCGAGTCCTTTTTGTTTTTCTTAGAACCCTTTCGACGCTCGCTTGGTTTAGCGGGAGTCTTACGCTTATCGTCTTTGCCCGGTTTGCCGTATTGTAGGGCTTCGACTGTTTCTATTGAAGCAGTCTTTTCCTTTCCACGGTCTTCAAAGTAGGTGTTGCATACTGCGGCTCTTTGAGATGGGTTGCCGAACTCTTCGACCATTTTGCTATCGCCCATACACCGGTCCATCCAGTCGTCTTCGCTTTCGTTAGGTTTTGGTGTAGGCATTTTAATCACTTCTTTTTTGTCCAGTCACAAAGTCAACTTTAGTCTTTGTTTCCCTTTCATTTACTTTTTTAGACTCGGCATCAAACCAAGTATCAAGAATACTACATCGTGTCATTGCTCTTCACCCATCTTATGTACGGGTGTCAACTTAGTGATTCCTACTTCATGCTTTTCAACATCGTGGGCATGTACTTGATGGTCCTTTTCCAAATCCATAGCATGTATGTGTTGGTCTTGTGAACGCTCTCGGTCGTGCTTGAGTTCAACAGCAATGTTTTCGATTTCGACAGTCTGTTCGGACTCCCACATACGAAGCACTGTGTTTAGTGCAGGGGCGGCAACGCCACCAATGATAGCAATAAGAGCAATGAAACCATCGAGATTTTCGAGAACCACCTCGGGCTTCCAAATACCCATTGCGACAACTGCGCCAGCGGCGGCAAGCCACAAATAAATTGCTGGTAGTACAGTGCGCTGTACCATTCGGTCATTGAATGACTTTCCTTTGGTATCTCTCATTTCATTCACTCTCTTCGGGGGGCTTGTTTTCGTTGTCACGGGGCAACTCTCCTGTACTACTTGGTGATTTCGATTTGACATATCGTTGTTTGCCCAAGTTGCCCTTCTCGGGACCGAGGCCAATATCCATTCTTGCCTCGTTTAGAGTTGTTATTCCAGCCTCATAAGCCATAGTGGTTCTGCGGGTTTGCTCGAACGGAGATTCTTCGTCGAGTGGTTGGAATACAACTTTGGGTAGGTCTGCGTTGGTGTGTGCAATACCAAGTAGTTCCAAGTGCTTTGAAAACAGACCTTGCATAGACTGTGCAAGAATTGATTGTAGGCGACGGATTGCTTGGACTGACCACTGGCTTGCATTGTATGTAGCGGCAAAGGTCGAACCTCGCTCTTGTCCCATGCTGACTCGTGGTACATGCAGTACCGATGAGATGTCAGCGTTGACTGAATCCATGAACCCGGAGTTATCGGGCACTGTATTCTTGAGGTCCACGAACTCCATCTTAACATAGTGGGGGAGGATAGGTACTTGGTCCGAGCGTAGTCCGTCCAATAGCGTTCCCACATTGTTAATGACATACTGGAGTCGTTCTGCGGCTTCGTCCGGGTCGCTGATATTCTCAACTGCCTCGGGACCAATGGTGATGTATTGCTTGGTCAACGAGTCTTCGAGAGCGATGCGGTTGTTCATGCTGTTGTACTTAGCACGAATTGCTTGCTTGAGAGCAGTAAATCGGGATGCGCCCCATACACCATAGGTCCACCGACCCAATCGGTCACGGAACCAGTTGGACCGGTAGTCGATACGGATGTGTAGGATTTCATCGGCTGGGTATTCTTGTGGGTCACGGACCTGCTCACGGAGGATGTAGCGGGTTGCTACCAAGATAGCGTTCTCCTTGTCGGTTTGTGTCGAAGCACTACGGTCGTCAAGAGCGGTCACTTGTGAAAGTGGTAGGGATTGTAGGTCAGTGATGCCTGTTCCAGTCTTACCTACCATCTTTGAGATGTCGTTGCCGTACACCATAAGGTTCCTCATACCGTTAATCAGTAGGTCGTCAAAGTCAAGGACTTCTTGTGTGAGTGTCATGATGGCATTTCGGATGGCTGTGTTTTTTCCACCGAGGATGTCGTACTTGTTTGCAGTTAGACTGATAGTTCGGACTGCCCCGTTGAGTTCCGGGTCGTAGTTCAGCATGTCGTCATACAGGTCAAATTCATTTGTATGGTCGAATGACCCACGAAGTTGTTCTGTTTGTTTCACTATTTCGTCAATTCCAGATGCCATAACGGTAAATGGGTTGTCTGCTTGGCGGCTTGCTGTGCTTGTGATAGGGACAAGTCGATGCCCTTGTTCTTCAGCGACGACCGTTGTGGTCGAAAATGGGTTCCACCATGCCATGTTCTCAGCACATGTGGTATGCTACTTGAACATCACGACGATTTTTAACTAAATCCGACATATTTGCCGTGAGTATTGCGTGCTTTTGACGCTTTTGTTGGTTTTTTATTTTTTGACCAACCACCCATGCTACTTTTTCCAGTAGCCATAGGCATATAATCCATGCGTTTTGCTTTGAACTGGTCGATTGCGTGGGCGAATGCCATGACCGTATCGTTGTGCTTACCAACATCAATAATGTTCCCGTCTTTCCATACATGGTTTTCCAGTTCGTCGAGAATGATTGCCACTTTCTTGCGTATTTCGTCGGAACCATACGGGAAAATGATAAGTTCTCGCTCAAACCATACCCTAAAGCGGTTAAGTAGTCCCTGTTTCAGTCCCTTATTTGAGGCTTTCGACGGACGATAGTCGAGAACTGCGCCTTTTTGCTCAATGACTGTTTCATACAGTCGCTGAAAACCTACATCTTCTGCGGCTACTGGTGCTTTGAACTGATGGGCCCACTCAATAATGACATCGGCTTGCTTGTCCGGCGGAAAATCATTTCGTCGCCACATATCAACAAAGTGGATATATCCTTGAGCATCTTGACGCAAGCATATTAAAACGGAGTAGTCTTTACCAATACCATGAGCAGGGTCGAAGCCGAGAATGAACCGGGAACCATCATCGAGATGAGCATTGAAACCACCGAGGGAACTTATGTCTATGTTTTTTCGGATGAGGTTCCTGTTGAAGACTTGGGCATCATCATCCACGACCTTGCACAGATACTCTTGAGCGAAGGCGAGGTCGTCGTCCATGCTGATTTTTTGTTCCAAAAGAAAGTCGGTAGGTCGGAACTCGGGCCACAGTGGGAGTAGTTGTATTTCGGGGTTGGCTCTATGCTCGTCCCAATTGGGGAATGCTGACCACACACCGGACTTCCATACTTCCTTAGCCTTCTCGGACAGCATTTCGGTTTGGTATAGGTCGGTGTGGGACATAGGCGTACCTACACAGAACAGTGATGTGCCGGGGTCGAGCATAGGTGTTATGACTTTCTTGAACCACTCTCGCACGGAGTCCATTGTCATGTCCCCCATCTCAGCCAGTACATCGTCAAGTGCTACGACGGCAGGGTGTTCACCACGGATAGCAGAACCTACACCTGTGGCTTGAATCCACGCACCGTTTGTGAAGGAGATTCTTTGCTTGTTAGACCGGCGCTCATCGAGGTACTTTCGTAGTTCCGGGTGTCGGCGCATGTCAGTCTTAATTTCCTCAAGACGGTTGGTTGATTGTCGAATAGATGCCGAGAACAACCACACTTCCATAGGGTTGCCGTTGCGTTCCTCGAATAGACACATGTGTAGCAACTTGACACGCAGTGTAGCAGACTTGCTGTGGGAACGGGGGGCGATAATACACACACGATGTACTGCCGCTTCCTTGCGCTCACTGTACAATTCTATCCACTGACCGATATGGTCAGCCCACTTGTACTCGGGGGATAGCCATTCATAGAAGTGCTTGATGTCGTACTTGGACCGCTGAAAATTAAAGTTGGTTATACTCATTTACGAACCACCCTCATGTAGCCGCAGTACACCATTTTCTTTTTGGTAGGGCACCAGTTCTTGTGACTGTTGTATCGTGATTCGGTAGTGTGCCCGCAATTTTGGCATTGCCTAAGTGTTTTCCTAACTACCCGTGCCATACTAATCACTCATGCGATACTGGTGCGAACAGTGAGCCGATGTAGCCTTCTTTGTCGTCGATAAGATATGCGGCAAGCCCTGCTTTGCTGGTAGTGTACCCGGAGCGAGCGTGGTAGCGGTCATGACCGGCAAGAGATGGCATTTGAATAATGAGGCACCCATCCTTCTCGTGCATTCGCTGGTGGTGTAGGTGGCCGTGGAACCAAATCTTGTGTTCGGTGTTGCCCCACATCTCACGAGCCTCGACAGCCATGAGCGGACCGAGTGCAGTCTTACCAAGTCCATCTCCGTGAGTGAAGCCGAGGATAGTGTTGCCATATTCAATGTAGCGTCGGTTGTTAGGTGTGATAACAATTTCGACATCACTGACATTCTCGTATGCGGCAGATAGGTACATCATTAGCGCAAGGGATGAGTGACGGTCGTGATTGCCAGCCATCATAACGATTTCAACGGGGGCGACCTGTCGTAGCATGTCGATATGCTCACGAGCCAACTTGCACCCGGTGATGAGGATTTCAGCAGGGGTGGCACACATGTCCTGTGGCGTACCACGAGTAGTCATTCCAGCATCATTGTCCACATGGAACCAATCGGACCCAGCGCCAACAAAGATTTTTTCGGGCTTGGTCGAAATACGGGACACAAGTGTTTCAGTCTTTTCCATGAGTCGCTTCCTTGCTTCCTCGAAATTGTATGATTCTCCTACCTCATCGACCCAGCCGTACTTGCCCCAATGGAAATCAGTAGGACATACGACGAGAGCGTATGGGTTTTTTGCTTTCTTTAGGCTCAACTTGGGTACAGACTTAGGTGCTTTTTGTAGCGACACCATGTGCTCCAAGTAGTCGTACTTGAGGGTCTGCCAGTTGCTCGAGTCTTTGACCAATTGCTTGTGCTTTTTCTTAGCAATCTCGGTCATGAGAGTCTGTCGTCGGGATGAAAGGATTTCTTCAACAAGACCTTCTTGCTCATCTGCCTCAAACAACTGCTCATCGGTCACAGGGACTGAGTGTCGAGTCATTTTGTGCACCTTGCGGTATTGTCGTGCTCGCAACTCCGGTATGCTGTGCTTGACACAGAACTCACTGGTGGACATGTTAGCGGCCCAATCACGCATCATGGTTCGGTGCTCATCACCGGTCTTGACGACAGGCACACCCGTTAGGTGCGTGGTGTAGGTATCGGTAGGTTCGTCGTACTCGTATGAGTTCGTACCCTGTCCTCCATCAGATACCGCTCGAATGAGCCGCATCTCCCAACCCTTCACTGATACCATCGGGTACAGTGAGTGCAAATGCCGGGCAAATTGCATACGGGATGTGAAGTCATTAGGGTCATGCTCGCTGATGATGGCTTGGAAGTCCATGTTCTGTATGGTATGGTCGCCACCTTATCAATGTTTCTAAAAAAAATTTGCCAAAAATTCGCGTGGTGCTTGGCTGTCCCTATATATGATAGTCTTTGTGTTTTTGGCGGGCGTGAAATCCTCAATGTAAAGGCCATGCTGATACTGGGAGAACCCAACCCCACCGAGGTGGGGAAGGGTCCGGCTCATAGGCTCAAGGCCCGTCGTTGCTGTGGGTGCTCAATCTTTGTCGAGCAATTCGCTGAGGTAGTTGCGTAGGTCAGTCCAAGGGAAGCAGACCACAACGGCCACGACAGCCAATTCAATCAGTGCCTGTGTCACTGCCATCAGCACTCACATCCATCCCAGCAAGCAGGGCAACACGCTTCAATTTCGCATTCACCGCACCACATTGGTTCGTCTGTCTCTTCTCCACACTCGACGCACTCATCAAGTACTTCTTCGGTCTTCCATAGTCCCTTTGCTTTGTGACCCTCGGGGAAGTCACAGTTGCCACAGGCAACACACCATTCCTCGGTGCATAGGGTCGTTTGTTCCTCGTTCATAGGTTCGGTTCCTCCGTCCATGCCACTCCTACGGCACACCCCTATATCAATGGTGGTGGTGGGAACCCCAGCCCACCGAAGTGGGCTGAGGTTCGGCTCATAGGCTCTCAGTGGCCCGATGGGGGTTGAGTGCTACTCACTCAAAGGCTGGCAAGATGCCGTGGCCGTGGTTGTCTGCGTTGCGGTCAAGGTGAACCTGCATCACAGCATCGGCAAGGTTGGGGCGTTCCATAATGGACATGTCCCTCAACCGTGTGTCTTCCAGCAAGCAAATGATGTCCCTCAACCTGCGTATTTCATTCATCAGTTCTTCGTTTGTTTTCATGTTTTTTCCTCCTTTGTTTTTACGGTTCGCCACTACTACTTTTCGCCTCATGACTATTCCGTATTGTGCATACTAACACCTATCTCATATATAAGCCGTTCCCGAATAATGCTCATCGGTGATTTGGGCCTCGAGGGACCATCACCATACTTGCGGGGGGACTCCCGTGTTAAACGAAAACGCGCTGGGGAGAGAGATTCGTTGATGGTATTAACGAAGTCTTACGCAAATATATGGCTTCGCCCGTAGGGAGAGAGAGAGAGAAGGAAGGCCCCCGACCCCGCCGAAGCGGGGAAGGGGGCGGCTATCATCGTTGAGTGGACGGTTGTTCTGACTACCTACTCGTGGTGTCGTCGGTTGAGCGGGCCAAGATGGCCCGTTCGTAGGTCGTCCGTGTTGTGGACGCCCATACCGAGGGTTCGCATTTCGTTGCGGGCTACGGCCAACTTCTTCTCAAGTCGAGCATACCGTTCTGCGGTTGCCACGATGTTGCCGAGGTCTGCGTTGTCTAAGCGTACCATTGCTATTATCGCTCGTCGTGCAACTCGTCGCACTGTCGCTCGGTCCCTCAAGATGAGGTTTCGCTCTTGGATGTCTTGGTAGGCAAGGTGTAGTACTTGCATCATCCATTCCATCGGCTTCTGTCTCTTGCACTGCTCAATAATGTGTGTCCATAGGTACACCATCATTAGCGGGTTCATCCATTGTTTTCTGCTCATTTTTTTATCTCCATTTGTTTTGGTCGCTGTGCGACTTATCTAATGCTATGGTACTCACCTATATCAAGCCAGCGGAGCGAAGCCAATCTCGGGCTGTTTGCCCCAGTCGCCGGGGGACACCCGTATATACCGAAAATGCGCTGGGGAGAGAGATGTTGGCATTGCATTAACTAAGTCTTACGCAAAACAATGCTTCCGCTGGGTGGGAGAGAGAGAGAGAAGGAAGGCCCCCGACCCCGCCGAAGCGGGGAAGGGGGCGGCTCGTAGGCTCAAGGCCCGCTGTGGTTATGCTCGCTACTCACTCAAGGTGAGCGACAGATGAGAGGACTTCAACGAGCCCTGCCACTTGTGCTTGTAGTCGGTTGATTTCCGATTGCATCTTAGCGATGGTTTCGTCCATTTCCGGTGCGTTTTGCATGTTAGCGATTGCATTAGCGACCGCTGTGGTTGCTTGTGCTGTCACTTCATCCATTCGTGTTGTCAAGGTTTGAACTTCGAGTGTGTTGTCTTCAATCATCGCCTCGTTGTGTTCAATCCTTGCGTTTTGCGATGCTTGGGTCTCAATGACCTCGCCTACCATTGGGTAAGCGACGCTGTGGGCTATATCGACCACCGCTCCAAGCATTGCGTTGCTTGCTGTCGTTCGTGTGTTGTTGCTTCCTGTTTTTTCCATGTTCCAGTTGCCTCCTTCGGCGTTCATCGTAGGGGGCACACCTATATCAAATCATAGGTGGGATTTCCGCATTTTTTGCCCTATTTTGAGCCGCCGAGCGCCCGCCGAGCATTTGCCGGACGAATCGGACCTCGAGGTACTGTCAGCCTCCTTGCCGGGGGATGCCCGTATAAATTGAAAATGCGCTGGGGAGAGAGTTCGACCCAGTATAGTAAGTAAGTCTTACGCAAAATACTGCCGTTGGCGAGGGAGAGAGAGAGAGATTTGCCCCTCGCCGGAGCCGCTGGGAGTCCCAGCCCTCGGGCTGGGAATCGCTCCCCACCGCCGCCCTCAGTGCTGTCGGTTCGCCGCTGATTTCCTCGCTTCGTTGATAGCGTGATTCACTGGGTCACATTGGGGACAGGCTGTCACTTTACACAATTGCATCTCAAGGTACATGGTGCGGAAGGTGTTGGTGATGTCAGCGCCGTTCTCATCAAGGAATTGCTCAAGGGTAGCAAGTGTCTCAACGACTGACTCTTGAACCATGTCGTTGCGCTGTCGGTATTCGGGGCGTTCGGGGTTGGTTCTCTCAAGTCGTGGTTGAACTTCGGTGGTCCACTTGAATGAAGTCCCAACATGGGACCATTTTTGGGTGCTGATGTTGTACGACTTGGCACTCTTTTGGGTTGTTGTCTTTCGGACGAATGAGCCGAATCCGGTATGGACTGCGGGGCGAAGCATGGCGTACTTTGGCTGTCGGTCAAACTTGACGGTTCGGGGTCGGTATTGGCCGTTTGTTGCTCCAAGTAGTTCCGTGGGTAGGTTGTTCACTTGCTGGGACAGTGCGTCATATTGGGCTTGACACTTAGCGATGAACTCACCTCCGTCATCGGCTTGGTTCATCTTGTCGGTTAGGCTGAGGGTTGGGAATTGGTGTCCGTCCATGCCCATCCCAGTGCATGGTTGTATATCAAGCCAGCGATGTTTAGGTTTTGGTTGGATTTGCCGCCAGTGTTGCCGCCGTGCTTGCGTCATTAGAAAATGAAAATGCGCTGGGGAGAGAGTGCTTGGCGTTGTCTTATACAATAGTCTTAGGTACTTCTCATTTTCCACGAGGGGCCTTGGGAGAGAGATTTTCAATACCGTGAAAGTCCAAATGTCAGCGCCTCCGCCATGCTTTGGCCACATCATGAACGCTTATGAATGTGTATGTTCCAACGGCCTAATCGCTGTACTGCGAGGCCGCCGACCCCTCTCAACCGCCGAATGTTCATTTTTGGGCTGTTTTGGGGCATTTGGCCGATTGTCCGCCCTTGATTTTCTTGTGAGCCGACCTACCTATCATGATAGGGTCAGGCTCTCAGTACAGCGTTTTTTGGGCCGACAGGTTTAAGGTGTGGTGGTCTATGTTCTAATTGCTTGGGAAGTACCGACCCGAGCCGAAGAAGTATAGGCCCTTAGCAATGGCAACCGGCGGCGGTTGTTAGTAGGGGACACGAGTCCATGCGACTCATCGTGGCGGCTATTCCAGCGGAAAATGCCCTTGCGAACAACCAAACGGAACCTACCAAAGTTCACACTCGACAAAGCAGTCGGTCAAAGACAGTCCCTCGAATGGGGCTCGGGCATCCATGAAGATGCCTTGCTGAGATGTGACGGAGGTCGATAACTCACAGACATTCGCAAAGTACGGATAATCACCGGAAATGCAAGCGGGAGCGGCGTAAATAACAAAGCCTAATCATCCATCGTAAAGACGGAGCCCCACTCTCACAATGGCACAACCGTGCCGGGAACACGAGAATGGCTCGAGACAAACCGGCGATTGGGAGTGACTGATTCGCAGTCGCACCTACCCAAAAGCCACCTTGTCCCTCGAGACTACACACAGGTGTAGTGATACGCAATGCAGTGAGTCGGGCCTGAAACAGGGACTGAGCCTCGAAAGAGGCACCGGGGTAGGATGTGCATAGAGTGTTGAACACTCGATGTCGAAGCGGGGTCAAAGTCCGTGGGTCTTAGGCTAAGTTGCACATAGCGGATGAGACAAGGTTCTCAGTCGAGCCAAAACATCGGTCAGCGAGTCTCATCTGCGAACATTCGTTCTTTCACATCACCTGTGAAGATGCTGTGGGGGGGAGTAGTCGATGGCCTTGAGCCAACACCGTTGCGCCAAAGTACCGGTAGGCGTTGATACCCCCCCACTTTTCCTACTCACCAGCAGGGTTTGCTACAAACAACCCGAGGCTTGTACCCTCACCCTGCATCATACGGACACTGACCGACCAAAGACAGGCTCGAGCCCCGATTGCTGGGGCAACTATCGAGAGTCCCTAAAGGCAACAGGACAACCCCAAACTGGAGGAAAAAATATGCAAAACGAAACAATGATGAACAACGCAGACGGATTCGGGTTCGTATTGGCAATGGGCTGGGTACTTGTACTCATGGCCGCTACCATACTATCCGCTACTGTCCAGCGAAAGAACGAACGAAAGCAGTACGCCCAAGTAGGCGCTACCAAGATGTACGGCATTGGTCTCGAAATCGAGGCCATCCGCTCCGCACATGCTGAAAACGCACCCAACATGAAGATAGCCCATTGGCTCAATCTTCACAAAGCAAGGGACGCACCGGGAGCATTCAAACGCTTCCTGTCCTTTGTACAGGGTCAAAATGCCAAGGCACGACGAACTCGTGCTTCACGGAGGACTTATCTCCGCTTGGCGAAGGCACAGAAGGAGCAGACCACACACACGCACCAGTCCTCGGACTGGATGCAAGGTCGCACTACTGGCGGTGTCACCCGTGTCACCACGGATGGCTCCCTCAGCAGTGGCGGATTTGAGGTGGTTTCACCACCTCTTGCCCCGGAAGAAGTGACCGCATGGATTCTCGAGACAGTCGAGCCATTGCGAACCATTGCCACCATCAACCGCACGACAGGGCTCCACGCACATGTCGCACTAAGAAAGCCCGACGAATCGTTTGGGTACGACGGTGTGATGAGTGATACGGAAGCCAAGTCAATCGGTGGACGAGTCGCCTACGCTTGGTCATACTTTTGGCATGACTTGAAGATGATTTTCCCGGCTTCCCGCTGGGAAAACCAGTACGCACAGGCATCGAATGTACACTCCGCTCATAACCATCCGAGCGAGTCGAAATTCACCGCCAGTACGCACATTCGACGAGAATACAACCACAGTATCGACGAGTACGACATGGTTGAGAAAACCGGTGACGACCACTACCACTACATCTTTGACTGGCAAGCCGGTCAAGGACGCTACCAACACCTCAACCTCAAGTCACTGTTCAGCCGTGGCTTTGGTACAATCGAGTTCCGGGCACATCAAGGCACGCTTAACCCAATGAAGATTAACCGTTGGGTCGAGTTCTGCACACGGTTTGTGGCCGCTTGTGAAGACGAAACCAACTACATCGGTTTCTTCGACATGGACGACCTACCACAAACCCGAGATGCGCTATGGGCCTTCATGGACCTTGAGTCAGACCACCACTTGCGTGACTACTACGAAAAGCGAGCACTGGTACTCCACGGAGTGCCAACAGTGGCTTGCATGACTTGTGGTAGCACTGGCTGTGTACACGGAGAATGCGAAGTGTACATCGACAGGGCCTCGGCCCTCAGTCAGTTCAACGACATCGGGGAATCCAACCGCATCTGCTTGGACACTACACGAGTCCATTGCACAGACGAAGCGTGCGAAGGGTCATTTTCCGTGAGGAATCTCACTACGACTCTCGAGGACTCAGTGCTACGACAGTATGTAGCAGTCCAAGAAGAGTACAACTACTTGGACGACCTACCGGACCTCGAGTGTCCGTCGTGTGTTTATTGCGGCGGAACAGAACTGACTATGGGAAGCCATCGTCACACCTCGACCTACAACATGGGTGCGCTACCAGTGTTTATGCTCGGCCTCATGGTCACAGCACCTCTTGTGGGTGCAGTGGCACTACTGGTCGGGTGTGGCATTGGCCTCATCCACTCGGGCTCAGTCAAAGGCAACAACGCTAAGAAGGCATCAACACGCCTCTTCAGTGGACTGTCCAGCCGTGGCAACCAAGCGGCTGGTGCGGCGTGGTTCAACACCACCGATGCCGAAGTGTACTACCAAAAGTCACCAATCAGCAGTGTGGCTCTTGCCCCAAAGTTGGTCAAGAAGTGGTTCAACAAACACACCACTTGGATGATGATGCACACACGGTATGCGACGCACGGTAAGAACACCTCCGACAACGCACACCCTCACTTCGGCCCCAAAGCCGAGGTGACTCTTGTGCACAACGGTGTGGTCCACAACTACGACGACGCTTGGAAAGCACTCGAGGCCAAACAAACCGGCCCAGTCGACAGCCAAGCAGTGGCCGCATGCCTTGAAGCAGGTGGCATCGAGAAGGTGGTCGAACTATGTGAGGGTTCAATGTCCCTCATTTGGTCCGACGCCCGTGACCCAGCAGGTACACTCAAGTTCTGGACCAACGGCGGCAACCCTCTTCATGCGGGTCGCCTTGACTCCGAAACAGGTATCATCGTGGTCGCCTCGACTGAGAAGCATCTGCACGACGCCTACGGCAAGCGCCTCTTCAACGATTGGGCTTGTGCCATCGGTAAGGAGTACACCATCTCCCCAGACGGTGTGCTAACCAACCGACACATCGACGGCAGTGCAGAAACAGCAGGTATCTCGTACGACTGGCGCACATACGGCCAGTGGAACCAAACGACATACAAGGCAACGACCCTCAAGGCAACCGGCGACTCGGACACATGTGCCATTGACAATGTGAATGTGGCATCAATGCCCCTCGAGATTTACGAGTGGGACAACCTGTCACTCAACGACGCAGTGGACAACGCATACAACGAGATGCTCGGTACCAATTGGAACATGAAGAAGGCGGCGTACTACCAGTCATGGCCAGCAGACCACATATACCACGGTTTCGATGGCTTGTCACACATGGGCATCCGTCCAGACGGGACCAAGTACGACCTCCCACTCCGGTGGGCTGACGGCAAGGACATGTCACCAGACATTTGCTCCGACACAATGGTCATGGTCCTCACGGGCCGCTTCGACCCCGACAACGACACCGAAGTGGTGCAAGTCGAGGTGGTTGACCCATTCGACAACGAGTGGACTGACATTGTTGCCGGAACAAACGGCGACTGGTACCACTGGTAAAACGCTTTCGTTCGTTGACGCTATGAACACCCCTTGATTCAATCAAGGCTCACTCTCGCCATGCGAGAGGTACTACGGGGACGCTGGGGGCCAAGTGCCCCCAGTCTCCCCACCCCCCATTATATTCCAGCCTTCGGGCATTTACATTCCACCACAGGAAAGGAGGTGAAACAAAACATGGACAATAAATACATGACCACAATTAGGCGCTTGTATGTGACGCTTGTACGCGCACATCTTGCACTACTTGATGAGATAATCGACTCGGCCACATCCGAAGCGGCACGCCGATGTGCAACCATAGCCAGCGAGCAAATCTGCTCGACTGTGTATCACATGATACACGACACTGGTGTGGACTACATACACGACGCAGATGCTTCCGGCTGTTCCGAGTGGGTGCTTAGGCAAATGGAGCGAAGAGTGTTCCCGTCACCAGTAGGCGGCTACACTGGCTTCGGACACTACCCAAGCAACTGATTCTCAACAAGCAGTCCAGACACACAGGGGGAGTCGCAGACAGACCCCATTCCCGCAAGGGTATTCGGACCCCTCCCGCTTCGGCGGGGGGTGGTCCCCACACTCCTTTCACATCACAGTCCCCACACAGGACAGGAGGTTCGGAAATGCAAATGACACTTGGTCATTATGGATTTACCGGCGAGGACGGTAAGCCATTATAGATATGGTAAGATGCTAACGCGCACACCCCTGTACACACCCCATAAAAGGCGGGTTAAAGACACCGAGTGACACCCACTCCCCGGAGGCTGACCGGGACACCAACAGCCACTCCATCTCACAATGAAAGACGAACAGACAGTAGTACCTCCCGTCGTGGGGAGTGATAAGACGCATGGCCGGAGACTATGGCGTTTTTTTTATTTTTTTTCGGGCCCCCTAAGTCTTAAGACTAATCAAGACCGTACACACGCATAGGGAGAGCGTTTTTTGGTCGCCCAAAAACCCAAAGTCTCATGCGCCCGCACATGCGCCCCTGCGTAGGTATTAACAGCAGTGCTTTCCGGTCCAATCGGCCTTTTGTAGTCTTAAGACTCAGCCTATTTGCCCATGCACATTAGGGAGAGAGCCTTTTCCACCCAGAAAAGTCCAAGTGAAGGCAGATTTCGTGCTATATATGGCAAAGTGCCCCGCTTTCCGGCATAATTCCAACGAATTGCGTAAAAATACGGCGATTTGTGAGCATGTGGGTAGGTTCCAGCCCACTTCCCCGCACATGAGGCGCACTTGCACACACGAAACCTTCTTAAACGCACCTGCGTACACGCACTCGCACGCCCCTGCCTCATGTACACGCACATGAGAGGTTCGGATTCCGGTAGCCCATGCCGCCCTAACGCCGATATTCGGGGCTAACTATGTTAAGTACAAAATGACGAACGCCACCTTGATATACCGGGAACCTGCAATTTCACTTTGATGCAACAAGAAACAGACATCTATGCCTCGGAGAAGGCTTACCTTGCGGAGGGCAAAGCACCCCGCTACAAGGCATGGTCCGAAGACGAGTACACCAGCGAAGGGCATGAGCCCCGAAATTTTGTGAGCCACTTTACCTGCTTGAACCTGCACGCAGATGGCCAACCGCACGAGACTCCGCTTTACCGCTTCGGTGGGGACGGAATTTGGTGTCAGCACTGCGGTCCCGTAGGGAGACCAATGAAACGCACTACCCGAAAGCAGTTCTTCCGTGCAGTGCCCGCAAGTACTGCGGAGGATTCCTTCGCCTATTACAACGGCTACACACTCGAGTGGACAGCAGAAGATTTCGACAAGCGCAAAATCGAGGTCATGCTGGCCGGATTTGACGACGGAGATGAACTTTGATGAGGACATTTTACAGCAACTGCAACGACTGCGCCCACTACTACATCTGCGTGTATGAGAAGTGCGGCAGATGTGGACAGCACCTGCATGATGAAGGCAAGGGGGTGGATGAATGAGCCCACGAATGCCCGTGTACTACGGCTTCCGGTCATACTCACCACCCTACCGGCGAAGCAGACGAAGACCCGCTCTCAAGCACACACCCGCTCTCGTGTATGCAAAGACGGATGTGACCTTTCATCGCCTCACGACTATCGAAGTACACAATGTGCATTCCGACTTTAGGGGTTATTTTTACAACCTCGAGGTGGTCGCATGAGCAACGCATTCACGGCTGATAGAGAGCGAACAGTATATATGGGGGATGCCACCCATAGGAAACCAACGGCAACCAAACAAGGAGATACGAAAATGCAAGAAAAAATGAACTACGAAGCGATGAGTAAAAAGGAACTCAGACACCTATGTGAGATGGCTGGTCACAAGCGTACCGGCACAAAGGCGCAATTGCTGGAGCGATTGCAGTACCACTCGGAGGTGGAGCAATGAATATGCAAGAAATGAGGAACATGATACACGACAAATTTGATGAGATTTCACACATGCTCATCGAGGACTACCCGACCGGCGTGAATGGCACGGCACGCACCACCACAGGTGAGAAGATGTACTACATGGATGGCTTCGTTGAAGCCCTCGAATGGATTTTGAGCGAGGTGGGTGAATGAGCGTAGCAGTGGATAGTAGCGTCTTTGCGGATTGCCCACATTGCAGTGCTGAAAATGATGCAGTGGACCTATGGGATGCCAGCATCGAGTCAT